ATCACAACGGCGGGTCATGAATCGTATCACGCGCTGGCGGAGCTATTGACCGATGAGGAACGGGCGGCGGTCGCTGCCCAGTTTGGCGAAAATGAGGATATGCAGGCGGAAGGGTTCGGGGTATGGTTAGGGGATAGGGTACAGGGTAGAGGGGATAAAGCAGGGGGAATAGTTTCACGGGCGTTTGAGAGGATCGCGGAGCTTTTAAAAAAGATTTATGCGGCGTTAAAAAAAGAGGGGCTTACTTATAAAAGTGTGTTTGAGGGTGTCGCCGCAGGCGAGTTAAAAGGCAGAACATCGAACATCGAACGCTCAACATCGAACGTTGAATCAGGAAGGCAAACAGCCGGTAGTATTTTATATCACGGTACAGATAATGCAGAATCTATTTTGAAAAACGGATTTACTTTCAAAAGTAGAAATTTCAAAGGGGAACGGGGCGAATTTGGAAACTCCATATCACTTTCGCCGGATAAAAATTTCGCCAAAATATACGGCAAAGATGTCATAGAAATAAAACTTAAGCCCAATATCAAATTGTTTGAAAATGAGGGCTATTCCGTTGATCATTTCAGTAGAACGAAATTTCATGATAGAGTGGAAGAGTTAGAGTCTAATGGGATTTCCGGTGAAAAAGCCACAGAAACGGCTATCGACGAATTAAAAGAGCAGGATTATGGCGGTATAAAAACCACTTACGATTCAGGAAAAATAGAAATAACCATTTTTAACCCCAAAGATATCCAAATTCAGAAAGTCGAACAGCCGAATTTAGCCACAGAGGACGCAGAGAAGGCGGGGTTGAAATTCCAGACGGAAGATGATACAATGGGCGGCATGGCAGGCAAAAAGGCTGCCCGCGACATAGCCTCTCAAAAAACAGCCGAAGCGGGAAAGGGGCCGGTGAAACCAGCCGAATTGCAAAGACTTGAAGGGTTGTGGGATGAAGTTCAACCGCAGGTCATTCAATGGGAAAAAGAAAACCCAAAGCCAAAGCGCCCACAAGATATTGGGTTGCGGGCAAATAGCGAAATTCCACTGGATACACCAGGCCGGAAAGTTATTATTGAAGATATTCAAAATCGATTAAAACAGTCAAAAAAAGATTGGGAAGTAAAAAGAGATGAGGTGGTCAATAACTTTTTGGGAGGGGATTTAGACAAACTTCAACAATTACAAGCTGAATTTCGTTTTTCAAAAGAAGATTTTCGGAAAAGTCAATTTCCTCAAACCTATTCAAAAGAAATCAAATCTTTTAGAGATTTAGGATTAAACAGTTTAGCTGATAGTGTGGCGGAATGGGGACGCGATGCTCTTGGTCTTTTTAAGCCCGATTGGTATGCACACGCCAAATATGTTGCCATAAAAATAATAAAAGAAAACGGCGGGATACAGACATACAAAAGTAACAAAGGTGAATCAGGGTCAATTTACTTTAAGATGCCCAGTGGTCAAGAAATAAGGATTTCAGACCATGAACTACCAGAACACAGAGCAGGCCTTAATGAAATCCCAAATTGGGACGAAATTATATTAGATAAAATCATACCAGTGCAAGATATAATCGAAAGAACAAACGACATTCTGGGCATCGAATCCTCTTTTAACCACCCCGCCCCCGATGCAGGGGGGCAAGCCCCCGCGGCGAATGAGCGGGGCGAAGTTAAATTCCAGATCGATACCCAGCCGGTCAGCAAGCTGGAAGCTTCTTTCCGTAAGGATGCGGAGGAATATGTGGCCAATGTCTATATCGAAGGGGCGGACAGGGTGAACGCCTTTATCGAAGAGACAAGAGGCAGGGCAGGCCAGATTTCAAACGAGATGGATAAAAACGACGCGATGGCCGAGGTTGACGCAGCCAAGGCGGCGGCGGATGAGGCGTTTGCGGCGGCGGGGCTGGTGGGGGCTTTGCAGGGTATGAAGGGGGCAAAAAAGCCGGTTCTTGTCAATGACGCCAAGGGGGTCTATAAAGGCCAGCAGCAGCTTGCGATAGAGGCAGGCATCAGAGCCAAGGCGGCGGTCGATAAGGCCTTGTATCAGCAGCAGGCAAGGCCGAAGCGGGCAAAATACCTCGATGGATTTGCCAACAGGTTTTTCGGCCATTTGAATGACGCCAAGAGACTTGCCGGCAGGGGCGCGGCAAAGAGCGGAAAGCAGGCGAAAAAGACCTTTGAATATCTGGCCGTGCCGATAGCCAACAGGCTCGAGGCGATAAGCCCGACCGTATTTCAGCAGGTTTTATATACCGAGTATAAAATCAAGACAAGGACGGCGGCGATGGCCAGGGAGGCGGTTCCGTTGCTTGAGAAGCTAAACCGGTTTCAAAAGGATAATACCGCCAAATTCGACGATTTCGCCATTGCATGGCGGGATGGCGACTTTACCGAGGCCGACAGGATTGCAGAGCGGTACGGGTTCGCCGATGAATTTACGGCGGTTCGGGCGGTACTCAACGAGATATTCGCAATGGCTAACCGGGTGGGGATGGAGATAAGATACGCTCAAGGGTACGGGCCAAGGCACATAACCGATATAGAAGGGTTTATGGAAGCCATCGGGGGCACGGAGGCACATTCGCAGATAGCCGAGGCTATACGCAACGCCGAAAAGAAAAAAGGACGCCAGCTTGAAGCTGACGAGAGGCTGCGGTTGATTAATACACTGATTCGCGGCTATACGTCAAGCGGGATCGCGTTATCGAGGGCGGGACACGCTAAAGAGAGGGGTATCGAGAACACAAGCGAACTGGGCGAATTCTACGCAAGTCCGCAGGTAGCCCTGATGCACTATATAACAGAGATGAACGAAAAGGTTAGCTGGCGGGAGTTTTTCGGCAAGGAGACAAAGGATCTTGTAAATCTGCGTGGTGAAAAATCCAGGCTCCTGACCAGATTAAACGCGTTATCGGGCAAGACGGCGGGCAAGGTCTTTTTGATGGGTAAGGGCTTTAGCGAGCTAAATGAAATAGACTACGCAGAGCATATCAAGAGTGAGTGGAAAAAACTCGACGAGGTCAGCGCAAAGATAACAGTTGCCGACCAGAAAAGCCTATCGGAATCGGTGGCAAGCTATGTCGACGAAAAGTATATCAGGCCAAGCGAGGCGGCGGGCAGTCCCGGTAAACGGGGCGAGGATTTGGCCAGTTTATTGCAGGCTCTTATCGAGCCGAAATCGGTGAGCGACCGCAATCTTAAATTCCTGCGAGACCTGGGCTATATTACCACACTTGCAAATCCGTTTTCGGCGATGACGCAGTTGAAAGATATCGGCGTCTCGGCGTATCGTGATATCTGGGGTTTTTTGCCACAGACAATTAAGGCCGCCGTCAATAAGGGTGAGCTAAACTTAGAGGATATCGGGGCGGCTCTGTTCGGCGAGGAGCTTACGGCCGAATCCGTGGGCAGGGCGGTCGCCGCGTCAATGAAATATTCGGGATTCGCTTATATAGATAGATTAGGCAAAACGACCTATATAAACACCGTAATAAACAAATACCGCAGGGAATCGGCTGGTTTGAGCGATGCCGATATCTCGCAGATGGCGGCTGGCACGAAGAAAAAGAGCGAGACATTTGAGCGGGTCGAACGGTTCTTCGGCGATAAGACAAGCGATGTGGTCAAAGAAATCAGGGACGGCGGGATAACGGATAATATAAAATTCCTTGCGTTCGCCGAACTTGCGGACGTGCAGCCGATAGCGATGAGCAGTATGCCGGCCGGCTACGCCAGGGCGGGCAACCTGCGGCTGATGTATATGATGAAAAGCTTTACGATCCGCCAGATAAACTGGATTTACCGCGAATCGATAAAAGAGATGGGCAGTAAAAAGACGTTCGCACGAGGGGCGAAAAGGCTTATCCAGCTCGCGATTACGCTGGAGGCGTTCAATATCGGCATCGAAGTGCTGCGTCAGCTTGCCAAGGGCAAAGAACCCGACGAGATAGACATCGCAGATATCGCCATTGATGAGGCGATGGGTTATATGATGGCAAGCAGGTACAGTGTCCAGAATATAAGGAGGGAAGGATTCGCAGGGTATATGAAACAGGTCGCCCCGCCGACAAAGCCATTCGACTGGATAGTGCAGGGCAAACCAGATAAAGCGGTAAGGAATATCCCGATACTGGGCGAGCCGTATTACTGGTGGTTCGGGGCGGGCAGTGAAAAGAAGTAAAAATGGAAAATTTGAAATTTGAAAAGGAGTTCAATATGCTTAACCACGAAAAGCACGAAGGGCACAAAAGAGGCTATAGACTATGGACTAAAGGCTATGGGTTGCTTGTTGTTTGTTTCTTGTTTCTTGCCCCTTGTCTGGCGACGGTGACGGAGACTTCGACCAAAGTGCAGTATTCATGCAACGGGTCGAGTACGGCATTTGCGTTCAGTTTCCCCATTGTAGAAACTTCGGATATCGTCGTGATTCTGCGGACGGTAGCGGACGGGACGGAGCTTGTTTTGACCGAGGGGGTCAATTACAATGTGTCGGCGACAAATAACGATTATTCGCAGGGCGGGACCGTAACGGCGACTACGGCTTATTCGAGCCTATACCAGCTTACCATCATGAGAGACACGCCCGATACGCAGGAGGCCGATCTCGATGATTCAGGCACGCTTAGACTGGAGACGCTCGAAGATGCGATGGACAGGGCGACAATGCAGATTCAGCAGCTTACCGAATCGTATAGCAGGGCTATACATTATCCGCGAAGCGATTCGACTTCGCTTACGGGCGAGCTTGACGACTCGATAAGCAGGAAGGGCGGGTATTTAGGTTTTAGCAGCTCTACCGGCGAGGCGCTTGTGGTGGCGGGACTTACTCCTTCGGATGTGACGGTGTCGCCGTTTGCCGAAACGGCTCTTGACGATGCGACAGGGGCGGCCATGCTGACTACGATGGGGGCAATGGCGGTATTTAATGTCAAGACCTACGGAGCAATCGGCGACGGCGATACAAACGATACGGCGGCGATAACCTCGGCGATAACCGCCGCGGCGGCGGCGGACGGCGGAATCGTGTGGTTCCCGACGGGGGTGTACCTGTGCAATGTGACGCTCTCTAACGACAATATCCGCCTATTGGGGGCGGGCAGCGAATCGCCGGTCGATTGGGACGGCGGGGATGAAAACTGCTCGATGCTGAAGGCGTACACGACCGACCCCGTTATAACGATATATCCAAGTTCCGGCGGCGGGCAGGTCAGCGGGATACAGATAAGTAATCTGACAATTGACGGCAACGATACAAGCAAGGGAATTTATTATCAGGCCGACAACCCGTATATACTCTATTTTTGCAGATTTGAAAATCTTAATATAAACAATACCACTTACGGCATCGATTTATATACCTACGGCGGGGTAAGCGCGGTAAAGAATACTATGAACCAATGCGTGTTCGACCATATTACCGTGTGGGATTTTACCGTTAACGGAATTATGACATCTTCCGTCGGCAGTTATAACAACTGGAGCAGAATTTTAGTTTATGACAGCGGCAATACATCGACCAGTTACGGTATTTATCATAGAGGGTTGAATGATAACTGGAACGGCGTTACAACAAACACCAAAGTAAGAATTGACGGCGCTAATACAGAAATGGCAAATCTGACCGTAGAGGGAATATATGGTACAACCGGAGTGGCTACAACTGCTACAACGCCGGCAATAACCGTCGCAGGTTATGCTCAAACTTTTATCAATGTCGATCTGAAGAGTACCGACGACGGAGGCGGCACGGCGAACTATGGAATAGCGGCGTATAACGGGCCAAACTACTTTATAAATGTCAGATACTGGGGCAATGTCACAGAATTAACTTACCCGTTTACAATCAACCAGAATTCAAAGGGATATGTCTATTTTTACGCATTCCCGTCAACGGGTACGAAATTAGACTCTACCGCCCATTATAACGCTACCCTTGCAACTTATTCCAACGCCTTTAAGAACTGGACTATCGCGGGCGATTTGACTTACGTCTGCGACGGGCTTGGTCAAATCCCTATGCCGCAATCGGCACTGCCAGCCCATTCGGCGAATCCGACAAACGCGGTCGATGGATTGAGAGGCCGCATAGTATTTAATGATACAGGCGACGACCACTTTTACGGGACGGTGCAAAAGAACGGGTTAAGAGTCTGGAAGCGATTAGACACAGACCCGGCGGATTTTATAAGCTATGAGAATGCAAGCGTATTTTACGAAGAAGAAATTGTCACGTACTGACAAAAAAAATTAAAAATAAAATATTAAAAATCAAAAATGAAAGGAGTCAAAAACAATGTTTAACCACGAAGGACACGAAGGGACACGAAAAGGGATTTGCTGCTTGTTAATTGTTGCCTGCTGCTTAATGGGGTTTGCAAGCGCGGCGGATTTGAAGGAAAAGAGTATCTCGCTGCTCTCGGCGACGACGGTTGCCTTTAACGCCAACGCCGATACTACGCTTTATACCGTGCCGACGGGTAAGCGATGCGTTCTGCATTCGGCGGTAGTTGTGGCGGGCGCGGACGCGGGGGCGACGACGACGCTTTCTATCGGGCAAAATACGGCGGAAACCGACTTTGTTGCCGCCCATACGCTCTCGAACCTCGACGCGGCTTACGATGCGGTTATATTGCAGCCGGTACCGGCTACCACACCGTTGAAGATAAAAAGCTACGCAGCCGGCACGGTGATACAGGCGCAGGTCGCCAGCCAGTCGGGCGGAGCGACAAATACGGTGTACCTGTTCGGATTTTTGTATTAAACGGCCGGTTTAACCACGAAGGACACGAAGAAAAATTTAATCACGGATTTCACGGATGAACACTAATTAAGGCAAAAGGCAGGAAGCATTATGGCAAAGGAAAATAGCGTCGGAAAAGTTATCAGTATTATCGCAATGATTATTACGATAACGATTAGTTTTGCAAGTCTTGTTTTCGCGGTGGCGACGCAAAATGAACGGCTTAATTATACATGCGCCGAACAGGATAAAATGAAGGCCAAGATAGAAAGCCATGATCTTGCCATCACTGAAATCCAGACCGATATAAAGTATATCAGGCTTGGAATTGATGAGATAAAAAGGGAGGTCAAAAAGCAAAATGGCAACTAACAGGGAAGACAGGGAGGATTTGCAGGATACGGTCAGAACGTGCCTGAAACTATTGGCGGACCTGAATGATATTTCTAAAAAGGCGGCAGTGGAATGGCAGAAAGTAAAAAAAATATGCGATAAAACTATGAAAAAATTAGGTTAAAAAGTTTTCTCTCATCACTCCTCCTCCTTAAAGGCGGGCGGATGGCTGTGTAGGCTGTCCGCCCGTTATTTTAGCACTATCGTGCTAATTGATTATTGAAAATATATACAAGTGTTAGTAATTTTGCATTCTGTTCATCATGAAAAACCTGTAATCCCATTCGGCTTGGTTCTGTTTTTTGTCCAAGTCTTGTATTTTTCTTTCGGCTTGCTCGAACCAAACCGTACGTTCGTCTTGTAATAGAACAATTTCATCATACAACTCACCTTTTCGTGATAGCAAAAGAGTAATCTCGGAAAAAATATTGGGATCACACACTTTTCGCAAATTTCGCAATGTTATCTCATTCGAAGCCAAATCATCGGCTTTGTAAGCCTTATCTGCCAATTGATAGGCAACGAGTTGGTCGTCAGTCAGTTTTTTGACCAGTTGCATTTCGTCAGATAGTAATTTATCCATTTTTTCTTTGGCTAAATTTTCTCGCCGACGGATATCGTCTATTTTTTCCGTTGCATCGCGAAGGTCGGTATTTACATATTCAGAAGGCAAATCACCAATCTTAACAGCAGGTGTATAATTTTCGTGGCCTTGGTACGTTTCGCACGCACACAAAAGAGTAATAGAAAAAATAACATACATAAGCAATTGTTTCATAGTTCGCATATTTGTTTCCTTTCTAAACAAGAAAATTTATATTCAATTCTCCAATATATTGGTTGTGCCTTTGAGAGTTTCTTCCGACCAGTGGACATAGACGTTTTCGGTCACTTTGGTATCGGCATGACCCAGAAGGCGGCTGATAGTATACATATCGACGCCCCGGTGGTAAAGCTCATTTGCAAAAAAATGGCGGCAGGAATGAGGGCTAAAGGTTGGGATTTTAGCGGAGGCGGCGAGTTTTTTGCAGGTTCGCCACATCCAAAGCCTCTTTTTGCGGCGGACGAATGAAAAATCAGGGTATTTTCGGACTATTGAGATGGCGGTGGAATTCAAGGGAATAGAACGGTTGCGGCGGCCCTTGCCGACGATGCGAAGGAAGCCATTTGCAAGGTTGTCGGGGCCCAGGCCGGCAAGTTCGGAAACCCGAAGGCCGGTATGGCAAAGGAATTGAAAGCAGGCCAGTTCGTCGTCGGCAGGGTTTTTGCGGCAGACTTTTTTATATTCGGCCATGGATAGTATCCGCTGATCCGGCGGCAAGGCGGGAAGCGTATTCAACAGACGGCCAAGGTCGGCGGTATTGATGCGGCAGCTTAGCCACTTGTAAAAGCTTTTGATGGCGTTGATGTAGAGATTGCAGCTGCTTGCCTTGCGGCCTTTGGCTCGCTTACGCAAGATGAAGGTTTCTATAGTTTCAACCTTGACGACGGTTAGGTCATTGCCGACATATTTGGCAAGGTCGAGAAGCACTTTGCGATAGGTTTTTAGGGTATCGTCAGAGAAGGTTCTGTTAAAAAATAAAAAATTTTCCACAGTTGACGCAAAATTTTTTTCGTCTGTAAACATCGTTCCCATAAGACATTATACAAAACGACGCGCCGGATAGTCAAATATTTTCTAAAAAAAACTTGCAAATGAAACATAACATATATAAACTTTAAGCATGAATGAAAATTATGCTTGAAGGTGTGTTATGTTTTCAAAATTTTGGCACGCGGTTGTATCCTTAAATCCTGTTTGTTCCCATCAAAAAAGTTTCCTCGCTCAATCCGTTTCGCGACTTGCCGAAAAGGATTGTAACAAAACAGAGCCGATAAGTCAACAACAAAATAGAAATAGGCGGCTGCTCAATTCGTCACTTTCAAGCAGTTTCAGAAAAAGCGGTCGCCTTTTTTATAATCTCCCTCCGCTGGCGGGGTCGGTAATCGTCACGATCGTATTGCTGGCCCTGCCGTTTTTTGGTTCTTCGCCACTTGGTCGGGGACAGGGTACTTCTTTTTCCTCCCACCTAAAGAAAACTCCCGTCCCCGTTTTTGTCATTATTATGCTTTTGCTCGCCAGTACCGCCTTTGCCGCCGATTTTGACCGATTGCTTGACGCGATCGAGCAGGTCGAAAGCGGCGGCAGGGTGTGCACAGGTGACGGCGGAAACGCGGTCGGGTCGTATCAAATCTGGAAAATCTATGTCGATGATGTCAACAGGATAATCGGCAAAAATAGGTATAGTTACGCTGACAGGTACAGCCGCGTAAGAAGCCGCCAGATGGTCAGGATATATCTAAACCATTATGGCAAGGGCAAGAGCTTTGAGGCAATGGCACGGATTCATAACGGCGGGCCCAAGGGCGATACGAAGCAATCGACGGTTAAATACTGGGAAAAGGTGAAAGAGGCGATGGGAGGTGCAAAATGAGCGGAACCACGAAGGGCACGAAGAGACACGAAGTTTGTCAATTTACAAAACAGCCGTTTAACTGTGGCGTATGTGAGGGAGCAAAAAACAAATTGTCGGCAGGGAAATTTCACATGTGCCAGAGTATCGACGGGCCATTGAGAAACTGGGGGAAAAAACAATGGAAAAATGCAACATCATACATGACAGGAGATAATGGTAAAAGGTTTACAAGTGATGAGTTGAAGGATGAATTTTTTAACATGCACAACAAAGGCTGGACGTGTATGCCTGTTGGGGAATGCGATAAGTTCTGTTTCAAAAAAGGATGCATGGGGCATAAAAAAGAATCTGCGGAATCAGCGAAATCCGCGGTTAAGGAGGATTGTTAAATGACACTGGCGGAATTGAAGGCTTATTATATCGACCTGCGGGAAGAACTTGAGATGTGTAAGGATAAATACGATTACATGCGCGGGGCGACAATAGCGGGGATAAAGCGGACGGTGCAGCAGAAAATAGAACGGATAGAAGAGAAGGTTTTTGCGGGAAGGAATTCAAAATGACTACTAAAGGGCATGTAATCGGATTTGCGATTGTTTTGGCTCTGTGGCTGGTTCTGTGCCTGACGGGGTGTTCATCCCCCCAGAAGGCGTTAAAGGACACTCCGGCTTATTTTAGGGCTAATATAGGCCAGTTCAAAGTAACGCTTAATCCACTGCTGGCAGGGTACGTTAAAAGCGGCGACGCCGAGGGCGTTATTTATATATCGCCATTGGCGACGGGGCGGGAGATAAGACATGAGGCGTTCCATAGCTTCGAGATCAGGGCTGGCTATAACAGGCAGGCCGAGTGGGGGCGGTTCTATAATAGTTTCCGTTGCGAGGGGGGTGGTGGTGAAAAGAAGTATATGGGCAAGCCGTTACTACTGGCACGGTTCGCTGTATGGATGCCGTCGAGGCTTTACGGGAAGGTCAATCACTTTGAGGACGCGGCGGAAAGTTTCTGCCGGGGCGATAGCGATGCGGTGACGAGATTTACCGAAGGAAAATTTAGCCACGGATTAACCCGGATTAACCCGGATGAAGAATAGCCGCAAAAAGGCACAAAAGACACAAAAAAAATCTGCGTAATCTGCGGTTAAGAAAGGGGCTGTTAAAAATGAGTACAGAGACAAAGCATGTGGCAAATCATGTTTTATACGAGCCGAAATATGTGGGATACGGTATCGGGCTTATTGCGGCAATTGACGACGCAATGACGATGGGCGTGCCTCTGGCGGTAAAAAGGCAGGAGATCAAGGATTATATTCAAAACCATATCAGGCCGGCTCCCAGGGTAGAGATAATCGTTTTGAGCGATTATTCTGCAAGGCAGATAGGGCATATCGAAGAGATAAAGGCGATCCTCGGCGATGCAAAGGTTATGAGTGTTTTGATGGCGGCGGGCGCCGATACGGTGGAGCTGGTTCTTACGCTGCCCAGGTGGGCGGCGGCTAAATATACCAAGGGCGTCGTCGATGAGGCAACATGGGCTAAAATAGAGCGGCCGAAAGAGATCTTAAAAAGGTGACAGCGGAACAGATGTGTTAAACGCTGATTACGCTGATTACGCAGATTGAAAATTGAAGAAAACTTCGCAGAACTTCGTGTTCTTCGTGGTGAAAAAAATTGGTCCGGATTAGTTACCAGGCGGCGAGAGCCGTCCGGCTTCGGCGTGCCGATGGCAGAGATGCCCAAACGCCGGATTTTAAGTTGGGTTTAGCCCCGAAGGCTTAGAGGTTAGGAATTAGAGTTTAGAGTTTGCCCGCCGCAGGCGGGGAAATGGAGTAGTGAGTTATGCAAGGGAATGCTGTTAGTCAGAAGTCGGAAGTTAAAGAGCATCCGATGCTTTTTATGGGCGAAATGGTTCGGGCGACTCTTGACGGCAGGAAGACGCAGACGAGAAGGGTAATAAATCCGCAGCCGCATTTCATAATTAAAGACGGTTCACAATGTTGTCCTTATTGGCTTTGGATAAAAGGCAAAAGACGCGCGGCATGGACGGAGAATGGAGATAAAACTCTTATTCTCCATCAATGCAAATATCAAGTTGGCGACAGGCTTTGGGTGAAAGAGGCGTGGAGATATGAGGGTGAAACACACAAAGGATGTCCCTATTGCTGTTCCATAGAAGAAGCCGACAAGCATATCGCTACGGTGGTTCACTATAAAGCTGATGATGAACACAAAACAATAGCTGGTCGATTTAAAACGACAAAAAGTTATTGTAGAGAAGGCTATCTTCCTTCAATCCACATGCCCCGCTGGGCTTCCCGCATTCTGCTGGAAGTAACTGAAATCAGGGTACAGCGGGTGCAGGATATAAGCGAAGAGGATGCGAAAGCGGAGGGTTGCCAACCAGAAGTTGTCAGAAGTTACGGCCTGATGAATACGGGCACCTGGATGGATTATCCTTTATACAAGGCTGGATATAAGACGCTTTGGGATTCCATCAACGCCAAACGCGGGTTTGGCTGGGATGTAAATCCGTGGGTGTGGGCGATTACATTTAACGGATAGCAAAAAGCTAAAAACGAAAAATTTATTTTTTAGAAAGGAATTTAGAAAGATGGATCAGATTAAGGAATTTATCGAAGGTGTCCAGCAGGGGCAAAACAATGTGATTTCGCTTGTGCGAAAAGTGCTGGATGGAAAAGAAAACGTTACGGTGGAACTGGTCAATAAAAAGGCCGAACCAGTCCGTGCCGAATCCCCGGCACGTGCCCACGTATTTCATACGGCATCGGGTTTTATTGATTTTGTCGGCAAGAATAAAACCCCAAACACGATTGTTTTGGCGGATACTGAAAATCTTTGTGTGGCGGCGGTGCTCGATGACAAGGCGGAAAAAGGTTTTGAGGTAGTGGAGCTTCGGCCACTATATTGGCCGCAATTCAAGCTGCTCAACGATACTTTGCTGGGTGCCGAGGATATGGATATTCACAAGTTCGGCAAGCAGGTTATGCGTAACCGCGAAATAATTGTCACCGATAACGGACAGAGCGGCAGGGATATCGCCATGTTAATGCAGCAGATAACGGTTGCCAGCAAAATAACCGCATGCAGCGGCAGCGGCAAAACGAGCGTAAACGGCGTTATGATCCATACCGAGGTCAAGGCCGGTACAGGCGAGGAACTGGTAGAGATACCCGATACAATCAAGGTATCGACCCCGATATGGTTCGAGACGGAGGTTGTCGAATTCGGATTGGATATCACCATGGCCGCACACCCAAGGGGGGAATTTGTCAAAGTGATAGTCGACAGCCCGGAACTTGCGATGAAGCAGGCGAAGGTGTTCGAGCGGATGCTTGAACCTATTAAGGCAATGGAGGGTGTGCTGGTTGCGCTGGGTAATTACCAAACGGCTGGATGGCGGTATATCTAAAGGCCGCTATCAGCTATCAGAGGGCAGACATCAGAAATTAGATATTTGAAATTTGAAAATTAAGAAATGGAGTTTTTATGCCAACGAGTTTTGTTGAACTGGAACTTGCCAATATCGATGAGGGCAGGTTTTTGGGGGACGCCGAAGAGACGTTCCGAAAATTAACGAAGGATTTGATTGGGCACTGCGAGAAGCACGGCGACGCGCAGGCTACGATGACGGCCAAGGTCACCGTCAAGCGTAAAGACGGCAATTACGTTATCGTTACCGATACCGAGGCCAAGCTGCCCAAAAGGCCGGCAAAGGTCACTACGGCGCTGGTTGACCATAACCAGACCGAGGAGGTGTGCCTGTTCACGAAATTTACCGGCACCGATAAGGACAATCCCCGGCAGATGAAATTCTGCCGTGAGGATGGCAGCCTTCCAAAAGATTAAATCCCCGGATGGTCCGGGCTTTTACGGCGGGTGCGGTTTTTAAGAAACTAATTCCTTTTTAATTTTGCCGCATCCGCCTGTTTTGAATTTAGCCACAAAGGGCACGAAGAAGCACGAAAATGGATATCTTAAATAATCATTTTGTTCAGGCGCCGACGGGGCTGATTGTGCCGGAATATGTCGCTGACGAGGTTTATAATGCACACAAGCCGATTCGGGGGATAGACCTTTTTGCCGGGTGCGGGGGCTTTTCGCTTGGGATGATACGGGCGGGCGTCGAAATTGTCGCGGCTGTGGAATGGGACGCTGCTGCGGCTTTGACCTATATGTACAACCTTGGGACATATCCCTGCAAGTTTCATTTCGTCGAGCAAAAAAATCAGGAGGATTTTGAAAAAGAGGTGAAGCGGTCGATAGGTGAACACAAGAAGCTAAATAAACAGGGGTACGACAGGCCGTGCATGGCCGGGCAAGGATGGATTTCGCATTATCCGCACGTAAAGGGCGTCAGTCACTTTTGGCTGGGTGACGTAAGGAAAGTTAAAGGCAGTGAAATACTGGAATCGCTTGGGTTGGAAAAAGGCGGCATTGATATTATCTGCGGCGGACCGCCGTGCCAGGGGTTCAGCCATGCCGGTAAAAGACAGGTTATGGACCCGCGAAATTCGCTTGTATTTGAATTTGCCCGGCTGATTTGCGAAATCAGCCCCAAGACGTTTGTGATGGAAAATGTCACGGGGATTATATCAATGGTGACGCCTGAGGGCATCGGCGTTATCGACGCTTTTTGTCATATTCTTGAGGACGGCGGTTTTGGAAGCTATGACGCGATGAAAAAGGCGATGGCTATGCAGGCGGGAAACATGGGCGCCGTCAAGACTAAAGCGAAACAGGGAAAGGTTAAAGATGCAGATGACGCAGACGAAGACAATGTCGAGGTGGAAGATAAGCAGTTGCAGTTATTTTGAACTGTGAACTAGGGGCTAAAAACTAAGAACTGACAGAGGCAAAGGATTGCAGTGAGTAAGAATAGAAACCATGACAAGAAACAGCAGGAATTACCGCGAAAATTCAAGGCGTTAATTATCCCGCGTGAGATATGGCTCGATGGAAATCTTTCGATTCAGGAGAAGGCGTTTTTGGCTGAAATCGACAGCCTCGACCACGACGACAAGGGCTGCTATGCATCGAACAGTTACTTCGCAAAATTCTTCCATATATCCATCCGGCAGGCGCAGAGAGTTATCGGAAAACTGGCCGAAAAAAAGCTGTTAAAAATAGAGGTAAATCAGGCCAAAGGCAATACCCGAATTTTAAGTTTGCTTACGACAGAAACGTCGCTACCCCCTCACGACAAAAGTGTCGTGACCCCCTCACGACAAAAGTGTCGTGACCCCCTTACGACAGAAACGTCGTTACCTTACGACAAAAGTGTCGTGACCCCTCACGACATTTTGGGCGCGCACAATAAGGAATATAGAACAATACCAATCCCAATAGGGATTGGAGAGATAAAAATAAAGACAACAGCCAAAGAATTGGGGATTGATAATTTATCTGAAAAAGGGTTGGGATTGGGGCTTGAAATTGCGAAAAAAAGGATGTGGTTTTGCGGCGAGCTCGGAAAGATTTTTTCGATGACTGAAAACGAGGCGGTAACATTCGCCCGGATAGCAAGACATCTGGAGGAGATGGTCAGGACGGGCGGTGTGGGCGCAGGGGTTTTCACCGAGGCGATAGGCTGGGCGAAAGAGGCAAGGGCAAGTACCGCGATTAACAAAAAGGGGCTGTTCGTCAAGAAGGTCAAACAGGAGACGGGATTTGCCGCGCAGAGTCGCATGCTGCGAAAAATTTAACCACGGATTTTCACGGATGAAAAATATTAACCACGAAGGACACGAAAGGGCACGAAGATGAGAAATGGAAAATCACAAATGTTGCGGCCATGCCCTGTTGAGTTCGATGATAAAAAAACGCCGTGGTGGGCGGAGCCCAGACGCGATGAACTTATCGGCAGGGTTCGGCTGGCTTTTACGATTATTCACGGGGCGAATGCCAAGATTGCGGATGAATTCAAAACCGAGGACCTGCGGGCAATAGGCGGCGACGCGGCGACGGTCAAGACAAACGCTATCGGTAAGATTCGCAATATGGCCGCGAGGCGGGGGTATCGGCGGATAATAATACACAAAATTTGGATGGAAACAGCCGTGTTAACCGCAGATTTCGCAGATTACGCTGAGTCAAGAAAGGCAGGTAAAAAATGAGTTGGGGCGAACGAAGTTGTAAAACACCATGCAGGGTGGAAAAATGCACGTTTGAGACCTGCAATGTGGATTGCCCGGAATATCAGTGGGATGGCAATACGGAGCCGGATAGTAAACCATCGCCAAAGGTAACGGAAAAGCAATTTTATAAATCCAAGTACAAAGATACGAGATTTGTGCCGGCGTTAAAATCTCGAAGGATCGGCAGAAACGATTTGTGTCCCTGCGGTTCGGGGAGGAAATACAAAAAGTGTCACGGGGATTTTCAATCAGCGAAATCTGCGTAATCAGCGTTTAAGGAAAAATTATGGAAATCTTGGGTTTGGTTTCGGGATGTTTTGCGGTTGCCGGTGTGGTGTTGAATAACCGGCTAAACAGGGCATGTTTTATCCTCTGGCTGCTAAGTAACGCCGCAAGCGGCGTCATTCACGTAGAGACAGGCGTTTGGTCGCTTGCTCTGCGGGATGCGGTGTTTTTTGTGCTGGCGGCGGAAGGATGGTTTCTATGGTCGAAAAGAAATATTAACCACAAAGGGCACGAAGGGACACAAGAAGGATGGTAATTTTGATTATTGCGGTGTTGTTTGCTTTTGGCGAGACTGCGTATTTCGGCTTTAATCCGCATCCGGCAAGTTTCGCCGAATGGGTGTGCGATATGATAGCTTTATTTCTGGGTTTTTTGGGGGTATGCCGCATCGGTTACAGCAGAGGCCAAGATGCCGCGAAAAAAGAATATGAAGCAAAAATAGAAAACAACCGTGCCACAGAGGTCACAGAGGAAAAGTTGGCTGATTTGCTTTGGAAAACTTGTTCATTTAGGCCGGATATAAACTGTATGGTGGATGAAGATTGTACAGATTGTCTGCATAATCCAGAAATCGTTTAGGTGAATTATGAAAAAGCGTGGCAGAAAACAGTTCGGGTTTTATCAGGACGAGAAGGCGGTTATCGAGATAGTCAAACTCAAGAGCCGCAGGCGCCGGGATGGCAAAACTCCGTCGTACCGCCAGATAGCAAGCGAACTAAACGCCGAGGGTCATAAGACGCAGTCGGGCAGGCAGTTCGCCGCGCAGACGGTCAAGAATATAATTTTAGCGATAGCAGGCGGTCAGGCTGTCAAGAGGAAAAAACAGGTCAGGAAAACAAGTCTGGGCACATGCGATTATCTGACCCGAAAGCAGTTAAGGCTTGTATGCGGGGTTTGCCGTGATCAGCGGGATGAGATAATCGTGGCTATGCTGGTCGGGGCGGGCCTTCGGGCGAGCGAGGCGTGCGCACTGGAGATTCGGGATTTGGGTATTTTCGGGGGTAAAAGCCAGATCGATGTCAGGAGGGGCAAAGGGTCAAAGCAGCGGGTGATTTTCATCAGTCCTGAACTGGCGGAAAAGCTGCGGGTCTGGGTCAGGGCTTACCGCAATGACGCCGGGGCGAAGGGTAAGGTTTTGGTTACGGAGGACTGGACGGATATGAATTACGATACGCTTTATAAGCGGGTAAAAAAAATAGGGATACTTGCCGCAATGAGCTGGCTGCATCCGCATTGCCTGCGGCACACATTCGCTACGCTTTTATACGATAACAGAAAAGACGTTTTTTTCGTTAAAGAGCAGCTCGGACACGCCAGTATCGCGACAACGGAGATTTACGCTAAGACGTTGACAAAGGATAAGTTAGAGCAGATGAAAAGTTTCGGCAGGGAGTTTGACGGCCTGTTTTCCGGCCAGACGATTACAGAGACTATAAGAGAAAAGAGAATAAAAGACATAAACGATGAAAATAAAGGAAGTTAAATCGGGATTGGATAGTTTTATGATTTACATAGTTTCTTCAGTAAAAAGTGACACAGTGACAAGGAAGTGACAAATTATGGCTAAGGATGGCAATAAAACTGGGACCAAAGAATGGGCGGAAACGACGGTGAACTGCGTGGTTGGGTGCAGCCACGACTGCCGGTACTGCTACGCGAGGGAGATGGCCGAGCGGTACGGCAGGGTAAGGAGGGGTTTATGGCAGTTCGAGAAGCCGGATTTTGTGAGGGTACACCGCAAATACGGGAAAAAGAAGGGTAGGATAATGTTCCCTTCTGCCCACGATATAACGCCCGCCGTTTTGCCGCATTGCCTTGTTGTTCTGGAAAGTATGCTCAAGGCGGGTAATGACGTGCTGATAGTAAGCAAACCGCATACCGAATGTATCACGGCGATTTGCTGGATGTTTGAGGAGTTCAAGGAAAAAATTGAATTTAGATTTACGATAGGTTCGGCGGATAACGATATCCTTCGATTCTGGGAGCCTGGGGCGCCGGATTTTGCCGAGAGGCTTAGCTGCCTCAAGCACGCATTCGATAACGGATTTAAGACAAGCGTATCCTGCGAGCCGTATCTGGACGCTTATGTGGTTTATACATATTCCGCGTGCCTGCCGTATCTGACCGAGTCGTTTTGGGTGGGGAAGTTGCGGGATTTTAAGCGGAGGGTTGATACAAGCGGTTTGACGCAGGCCGAACTCGAACAGTTTGATTTGCCCCTGCAGGCGGTGCAGTCGGATTACATAGTGCGAAGTATCTATGGCCTATTGGATGGCCAGAGGTTTATCAAGTGGAAGGACAGTTTTCGCAAGGTCATTGGGATATGAGTGTATCGTTTAATAAACTGGCAGAGGAGTTTCTGGATGGCAAAGGCGCAGCCGATATCTGCCTGGAGTATCATGTAACGTACTACCGGTTTCGCCATGAAACGGTTAGGCGGATAGGCATTGACAGGTGGAAGGTGTTGTCGGCAAAAAACAAGGACGATGGCAGAAAAACCGGCGGCAGGAAACAGGCCGAGCCGACAATTGAACAGACGGAAGACGCAAAATGCGCGGGGTTTGAATCTTATACCGAGTGCCAGATATGCGGTAATGAGGACAAAAAGAAATTTGATAAATTCGGCAGGTGTCTTTGCTGCATGACGGGCGGGTATGTTGTCGAAACGAAAAGGCCGGTAATTTTGCGGTGAGAACGCTGATATTCATCTTGGTTGTTTGGTTAACGGCGTCGAGTTTCGGGGCGTATCAGTGGATACGCATTGAAAGAGCGGTTGCAGATAAAGTATTGCGGGGCAGGCGGGTTGAAATAACTTTAGAAACGTTTTCGGCCAAAGGCAATTGGTTGCGGGAAAAGACAACTGACGGGGTTCTGTTAGGTGACTTGAATAATGACGGGACCGTAAACTTTGTTGATTTCGCTATTTATCAAAAGGATTACAAAAAATGAAAAAATGGATTCCGGTAATTTGGTTAATGGCGTTTGTCGGAGGTTGCACGAATACAGATGTTCGGACGGATGGCTGGAGTCTGCAGATGAGCCGGCTTTTAACCGATACGGAGTTCGATAAGGCCAGCGTGCGAATCGAGCCAAACGATGTGGTGACAATAACTTTTGAGAAGTTCAAAAGCGAAGGGCAGCAGATGGCGGAAATACTGGAAAAGGTAATTCCTGCCGCCGCAGTGGGGGCAGGAATGGCACAATGAAGAAAGGTGGGGAAAAAATTTGCGGGCATTGCAGGTATTACAATGAAAACCCTGACGAAATTAAAAACGGCTGGTGCAATCACCCAAACCAGGTCGCAGATAAAGAATGTAATTATTATCAAAGCTGTAATTTATTCAGCAAAGAAAGGAGTCTTGAATGAAGTTTTCAGCAATCAGGTTTAATGACAGGGATGTTGTTTTGTTTCGGGGAAAAGGGCTTATAAGCGCGGCGATAATAATATTCTGCTCGCTGTTTAAGGGCAGGCTGCTGCGGGACTGGATTACTAAAAAGAAGCGGTATTCGCATATCGGGCGAATAGTGATAATGACGCAGGAACTGGTAAACCTGATGAGGCAGAAGATAGGAATCGGGCTGGAAACAATTCAGCATTTTCAGGATAACGTGGGAAAGCCGTTTCTTTTGGAGAGTACTACGATGGACGTGGGGCTTGAGACATTTAACGGCGTGAGGCTGGTTCTGATGGCCGATATTGTAGAGTATTACAGGGGCCTGATTGTGTGGCGTGCGTTTAAGATATTCAGGGACGGGGTCTGGAACGGCGATTCCAAGTATATCAAAGGATTGACCGAGCAGGAGAGGCGGGCGTATTATCAGTTTATCTTCGATACGTACCATAAGCCTTATGAACAACATGGTTTTGAACTTGCGGGCATGGGTACGCCCTGGCAGACAGGCAAAAATAACAATAGCGATTTCGCGTGCTCGGAGCACAGCGCCCGATTCGATATCAGTATGGGTCTGCTGAAACGCAAGGCCAACGAGTTCAGCCCGCAAAATTACGCAATGGGCGACGCGGTGGATTGGGAACTGGCAATGCACGATTTTACCTGCTGCCTTGGGCGTGAAATCGAGATAGAAAAAGGGTGAATTGCAAATGCGGGTTCTGCGGGAATGCAAGGCTGCTTTACGTGAACTGCCATTAACTAAATTCGACGACAAAACGGAAGAACTTATCAATCACGCGATAATATACCTTGATATGGTTATCAGGGATCGTGAAAAGACAGTAGAGGCGATAAGAGAGGCGCAGAGGGCAGAGTTGGAAGGCTAACGAGGCTGTAAGATGGGAATGGATGTAAAACGGAAAACTGAAAAAGTTAAATGTTACCCAGGGGAGAAGATGAGCGAAGTAACGGAAAGTTTCTATTGTCGCAATTGCGGCAAGGAATTGTCACGATCGCAAGTTGTTTCGGGTATTTTGCCGGATTGTGAAAGTGAAGATTATAATAAGAAACGGACGGCGGGCATGGACGCCGAAAACAACAAGCAACCAGTAACCAGTAACCGGCAACCAGTCTGCGGGTTCTGCGAATCGGGGCCGGTCGAAAAGGACGGGCTTTGCAAAGGCTGCTATAACGTGTGGGCAGAGCATCAGCACATGATTAAGAACCTGCTGGATATGCAAAAGATAGTGAAGAATAGCAGGAATAGGATAAGTGAACAGCCGGTGTAACCGCGGATTTCGCAGATTACACGGAGTTAAGAAAGAGAAAATGGATTTACCTGTAAATAAAATTATCTGCGGGGATTGCAAAACCATCCTGCAGGCGGTCCCTGATAATCTGGTGGATTTAGTTTTCTGTTCGCCGCCATACGAGGATGCAAGGACGTATGGTATTGATTTTAAGTTAACAGAGCAGAAATGGGTAGATTGGGCTGTCGAGAGATTTATAGAGTGCGTTAGAGTATGCAAAGGTGTTGTTTGTTGGGTGGTCGAAGGTAAAACAAGGGACTTTCGATGGTCGGCAACACCGGTATTATTGATGGCGGATTTACATAGAGCAGGAATACATTTGCGAAAACCGCCGATTTACAAACGATACGGAATTCCCGGCAGTGGCGGGCAAGAGTGGCTGCGTAATGATTATGAATTTATTGTTTGTGCAAGTCGTGGCAAATTGCCGTGGAGTGACAATACAGCAATGGGGCATCCGCCAAAATACGAAATGGGCGGCCGGTGCAGCAATAGAACAGCAGATGGGCGAAGGGCAAATGAACAGAGATACGCAGCGTTAGACGCCATGCGATTAACACCAAGTGAAACCAGCAGGCGAAACGGCGCAAAAGGTAACGGCGGTTATGCGAAACCAAAGATAGCAAATCCGGGCAATATAATTGATTGTGGAGCTGCTGGCGGCGGGAGAATGGGAAGTAAACTGGCCAGTGAGAACGAAGCACCTTTTCCGGAAGCACTTGTCGAATTTTTTGTTAGGTCTTTCTGTCCTGCATGCGGAATCGTACTCGATCCATTTTGTGGTTCAGGAACAACAGTAAGCGTCGCAAAACAGTGGGGAAGAAATTTTATCGGAATTGACATTAGGCAATCACAGGTCGATTTATCCTGCATGCGAATAAGGGAAATAAAGGAACAGTATGGTTTGTTTGAATCTGCGTAATCAGCGGGTAAGAAGACTTTTGTTAACAATTGCTGGTTTTTCGCTTGCGGTTGTTGAACCAATAGTAGGAAGATAAGGCTTTATGGCTAAAAGAGCAAAAAAACAATCAAAAACAGAAAGGGCAAAAAAATGCACAACGTCTAAACCCCGTAAAAGGTCTGCCTCCGCTTCTGTGCGTAATACCGGCAGCGGGGGCAGGCCTGATCTGTTCGAGTCGCAGTTCTGTGAGAGGGCGAAAAGGTACTGCTCGAGGTACAAGGCCGACTGGGGGGATTTGGCCAAAGAGTTCAAGGTTTCAGAGCGGACGATTTTCGCATGGATGGCAAAGTACCCAAAATTCAAAAAGGCAATCGAGGAGGGCAGGGCGCTTGCCGCAGGGCCGATTGAACTGAATCTTCGCCAGCTTGCTATGCCGCATGACGAAGTTCAGGAAGAGCATGAGCTGCGGGGTAAGGGGAAAAATAAAAAGCTGGTGGTGGTCAAAAGGAAAATAAAAAAAGGGTGTGTCGATGTGACGGCGGCGATCAAGGTACTGGCGGCCGACGACCCAAAGAGGTTCGGAAACAAGGTCAGTATCGGCGGCGACGAAGGGATGGACCCTTTGAGGATGCTGATAACCGAGATACGCCAGCAGCCGACGGTTCTGCCGCAGGATGAAAAGAAAGTTTAACCACGAAGGACACGAAGATGAAAGTAAATCAAATCAGCGTAACTTATGGAGAATTGCGAAGTACAGGGTATCCGGCGTTCAGCAACAAACGACACGAGGTGACAATCGGGGCTGTACTGTCCGATACTGATTCGCCGCAACTGGTCTATGAAAAATTACATGACAGGGCAAAGCATTTAGTAAAAACGGCGTTTGGTGACAAGGATATAGAGGGGCAGCAGGAAATGCCGTTTTAATCAGCGGAATCAGCGTTAAAAGGATTTTATGACCGAGCGGGAATTTACAGACAATATGAAGAACAGGTTATGGCGGCTAAATAACCTGTATATGGTCATGGACGACCAGGGCAATAAGGTGCGTTTCAGACTGAACGCCGTGCAGCATATCCTGTATAAGGCTCTGTGGTGGCTAAACGTGGTCTTAAAGAGCCGCCAGCACGGGATAACTACCTTTGTCTGTATATTCTTTCTTGACGCATGCCTGTTCAACGAGAACGTCCGCGCCGGTATTATCGCCCACAAGTTAAAGGACGCGCAGAAGATATTCCGCGATAAGATAAAATTCGCTTACGACAACCTGCCCGCGTCGCTTAAAAAACAGTGCGTTCCGGTCAAGGACGATGCGCTGGAGCTGTTATTCGAGCATAACAGCGGCATCTACGTCGGGACCAGTATGAGGTCCGGCACTCTTCAATACCTGCACATTTCCGAATACGGATGGCTTTGCGCCCATACGCCGCAGAAGGCAAAGGAAATAAAATCAGGCGCTATGGAAACGGTTCATCAGGGCGGTATTATTATCGTCGAATCGACCGCCGAGGGCGTTGGTAACGACTTTCAAAAGCTGTGTACGACCGCCCAGAATAATAGCGGTAAAGAACTATCGAGGATGGATTACAGGTTCCATTTCTTCCCCTGGTACAAAAAGCTGGAAAACCAGTTGTTTGAGGCGGTAGCTATAAGCGAGGATTTGCAGAAGTATTTCGCCCGGATAGAAAACGAGACCGGCGACAGGATAGCGGATTCCTATCGTGCTTGGTATTCGAAGAAAAAGATTACGCTTGGCAGCGATACCTATAAGGAGCATCCATCGACCGCCGAAGAGGCGTTTTTAGCCAGTATCGAGGGCAGCTATTACGGGGCAAGGATGATACAGGCCGAGGAAGAGGGCCGCGTTACGATGGTCCAGCCGGTAGCTTACGCCAAGGTCTATTCGTTTTGGGATATCGGCGATATCCATACCAGTATCTGGTTTTGCCAGTTCATTAAAAATCAGATCCGATGCGTCGATTACTACGAGGATAACGCAGGGCTGGGACTGCCCGAATACGGCAGGGTATTGCAGGCCAAGCCCTATATCTACGGCGACCATTTCGCGCCGCCCGATATAGGCGGCAGTAACCGAAAAAGCTTCCAGACGGGTAAGACTACGCTGGATATCGCGGCGGAGGCGGGGATACACTTTAAGGTTATCGAACCGCACAGGATAGAGGATAGGATTGCCGCGGTAAGGGATGTTGTCTTAAATCAATGCTGGTTCGATAAGATACGCTGCGAGTTTGGCATTAAGTGCCTTAAAAACTACCGAAAGGAAAAAGACGAGCTTGCCAGCAGCGAGGATATCACGGTTTATAAGAATAGGCCATATCACGACGGGTTCAGCCACGGGGCGGACGCGTTCGGGTATATGGCGATGGCGTTTATGTACGAGATGATCGGCGGGTCAAGACTGGGCGCGACAAGGCCGCAGTCGATACACGAGGATGCGCCGGAGCCGGAATACGACTTGTTGGGACTATAGGCTGTGGGCTTTGGGCTTTGGGTACTAAAGTCTATAGCCTAAAGGCCAGGGACTAAATTATGAAATATATTGTCACATGTCCGAAATGCAGAACCGATATCGGGGCGAAGATGCCCGATGGCTCGGTGGATAAGGCGATGTGCGGCAACTGCGGGCTTGTTTTCGATACCTCGCAGGTCAGCGGCCGGATACTGAAGGAACTGCCCGAGCGGGAGGAAGAGGAAATTGATTTATTGGCGATGGACTGAAAAGAAAAAGAAACAGCCGTATTAAACGCTGATTTCGCAGATTACGCAGATTAAAGGAAAGTTAAAAATGAACAAAAGGCTTGAAAAGGATATTATCGGTGAAGTGTAGTAGCCGTAAATTTTATATGGAGAATGCGTATGTTGTAAAGAACATACGAGAAAGTTCACTGGACTTTTTGGCGAATAGTTGCCCCATTGAGGCGGCCAGCCTACAGAACACGGACTTCTTGTGCGTTCCCGTTTTGAAATTTGTCGGTTTTGTAGTTAATGCCCTGCCGTAAGAGGTGGGGCAGAACTACCGAAAGTCAAGGATGGCGAAAACAAAAAAACAATTCAACCGTGAGTATTACCTAAAATATCGGGATAGCATTTTGGCCACTCGAAAGTTAGACAGGGCAATAAACGGCCAGAAACAATACAGAACGGACAAGAAATATAATTATGGAAATAGGTATAATACAAGGTATTACGCCAGCCGTGAGCGGTATAGACAATCGGAAAAATGCCGAGCGGCTACGGTAAAACGATTACAGCGTTGGATAGACACTCACCCAGAAGCATCGGAAAAGACGCTGGAAAAAATGGAATACTATATCAGGGTAAACGAAAGAACCGTGTCGCTGGCAAGTGTTGAATAAATCAGCGAAATCTGCGTAATCAGCGTTAAAAATGGATTTGAAATTTGAAATTTAATAGTTGAAAGGAAAAAAAGAATGGCAAAGAACCAGAAGTCAGACATTAGTAATCAGAAACCAGAGGATATCGGCACAGGTCAAGGTCCTGATACCGATGAACAACCGGTAGTGAACGAAAACGCGGCGGCGGATCTGGCAGCCGAGAACGCAGAGCTAAAAAAGAAGCTGGCGAAGGCTACGGCTGAAAAAGGGATACCGTCGGTCAATAAGACAGTGCAGGGCGAACAGCCCAGGATGGAGGAGATTATGGGTAAGCAGTTCGCGCATGCGAAAATCAAAAAGACATCGGAGCTGACCAAAGAGGATATCGTCTCCATCGAACGCGAGATCCGACGGTATGTCAAAAGGGGCGGCATTGTCGCCGGTAAAGAGGTTAAAGGCGGTTACGTCAAGGGCCTGACCGCAGAGAAGAAGGCCAACGCCGATAGACTGCTGAAACTTATCGGCAGGGTCGATGACAAGGGCAATCCTATTGCAAAATGGGATGAATCTATCGACGTGCCGGGTATGAGCAACGCGCTGAAATAGGGAATAGGTTGTAGGCGATGGGCTTTAGTACTTCGTGGAACTTCGTGTTCTTCGTGGTTAAAAATGGATTTGAAATTTGAAATTTAAAATTTGAAAAGGGTAAAATTATGGATGAATGTAATGGTCAGGGAAATTGTGTGGCGGTTATGGAAAAGTACATCGGCACGAAGATTGTCAAAGCCAGACCGATGAATCTCGGCGACTACCACCAGTATCGCGGTTGGGTAATACCAGCGAACGAGAATCCTGCAATAGAAGGATTTTTGGTTGCGTATGAGGATGGTTACGAATGGTGGAGTCCAAAAGAGGCGTTTGTTGCTTATAGGAAAACCAGCGGTATGAATTTTGGCCTTGCTATTGAGGCGTTGAAGAAGGGTTGCAAAGTTGCCCGCGCCGGCTGGAACGGCAAGAATATGTGGTTGGTTTATATGTCCGGTATGACACTGCCGCCGTTCAACACTCAAGGCACAGACCGCAAAGTCAATGACCGAACGGCGAAGTGGATTGGCGAAGATACACCACTTGAAACTTTGCCGTATATTGCGATGTGGACTGCGGATAAAAAGTGGCTTCCTGGGTGGCTGGCATCACAAACGGATATGCTGGTCGATGACTGGATGATTGTCGAATAAAAGCCCTCGCGGCGATTGAGCGAATATTATGAAATGGTATGAAAAAGATGAAACGCAGTTTACGCCGCCCGATTTTATCGACCGGCGGCATGCGTATCTGCAATGCTTCTATGGCGGTGACGAAGGGCGGGCTGTTCTATGCGACCTTCGCCGCCGAGTTGCTGAAAAAACCGTGGGTACGCCCGAAGAGGCGGTCGCGAAGCTATTGCTCTTGGACTTTATTGACAGCATACCGAGGATAGCCGGCGCGGTCGATGCGATGGCGCTGGTTAAGGCAGAGGGGGTTATAGCGTTCGCATACGAAGAGCCGCAGCAAGAAGACAAGGAAACGGATTTATTGGACNCGGATTTTTAACCACGAAGGGCACGAAGGGAAAAAAGATATGAACCACAGATTAACACAGATTTACACGGATTAAGAAATTAGAAATTAGAAATAAAGAAAAGACGCAAAATGTTGCGTCTCTACGAACAATAAAAATTTGAAAGGATTCAAAAATGCCATATCTGGATGAACAGGGACAGTTTACGGAGGATTTCAAGACGGCACTGCCGGAATTTATCGGCGAGGGCTACAAGGACGAACAGGGCAACACCACTAAGGTATTTGACGACGTCAAGGATATCAGGGGCCTTGCTAAAAGTTTCTTCGATACCAAGCGAATGGTGGGTAAGAAGCTTGAGGGCGTTATCCAAAAGCCCGGCGAAAAGGCGACCGACCAGGAAAAGGCGGCCTACCGGGCACAACTGGCGGCGGAGATGGGAGCTCCTAAGGATGCCAAAGAATATAAGTTCTTTCGCGACCCCAATACCAAGGATGGCCAGTACAGCCAGAAGGCCGAGGATTCGCTGCGAGCGATCGCCCATAAGCACGGAGTACCGGCAGCGTTCATGGAAGAGGCCAGCAAGACCTTATTCGAGGCACAGAGCGAGGAACTGACTAATTTAATGGCAAAGCAGGCCGACGACGCCCAAAAGGAGTTTGAGGCCGATTCGGCGGCGATAAAAAAAGACTGGCTCGGCGACGCGATAAAGGTAAAACCGCGCCACGCCTTGAACGCGATGGCAGAGTTCATGACCAAGGAGAGTTTCGCCAAGCTGCAGGAGGCGAAAGTATTCGATACGCCCGACGACCTGGCTAAGTGGCGACAGCTGGGGATAAGCCCGGCGCAATTGCGGGTATGGGCCAATATCGGCGAGAAGATGAAATCGCCGGAATTCATACGCGGCAGTAACGCCGACGCCGGCGGCAAGGACAGCCCGAGAGCCAAGGCGATGAGGATGTATCCAAACAGCCCGGCTCTTTGGCCGAAAGAATAAACAGCCGTTTAACCACGAAGGACACGAAGATGCCGATTATTAAACAAAGTAACGACAAAAAACCTAACATGGTTACAAAAAAACGCAAATATTATTGGGGAAAAGCCAGTAAGTTTTTCGTTTTTAGATGTTGGGTGAATCAATGTTGCATTGCGTTTCATTTCTGTGGGTATGAGTTTGCAGCGTGGAAGCGTATTGTGTAATCAGCGAAATCTGCGTAATCAGCGTTAAAAAAGGATTTGAAATAAGGAATTAAGAAAATGGATATAAACAGTTTAAGGATCGATAAGCAGATAACGGCGGCTGATATGCCAAATATCATCTTTTGTCTCTGCAAAGTGGTTCAGGATAAGGGCGGCAGGGTCGTTTTGCCGCGAGAGGCTATTAAGAACCTGCCCAAGGGCGCTGGCATCGAAATAGAGTACCTCCAGCAGGGCGATTGTTTCCGGATAACCGCGCACGGAACCAAGCCGATAAACCTGCGGATAGTGACGGGCAACTGAACAGCGGGCTTTTGTTAACAATTGATGATTTTTTTATTGAATTATAAAAATTTCAAGTACAAGATGTCATTATGAAAAGTAAATAGTGTTTTTTCAGACTACTCGCCGAAAGGCGGGCCTGATGCTTACCGCAAAGTGCGGAAGGTCTAAACAGCCTTTAAGTGTCAGGGGGCCTGATGTTCGTCAGATTACTCCCGAAAAAAAGAAGTTTTAACAATCTTTATTTTGGAGTAATTAAAAATGGCTACACTAGGAAACACTGAATTAACCCTTGCCGAAATTCTGCGGCGGGAGGACCCGAAAGGTCAGCTTCGAGACATCACAGACGTCATATCGAAAGTAAACCAGTTCCAGGACTCGACCTGGATAGAGTGCAATAACGGAACATATCACGAGGATGGCCGCCTTGTCAGTAAGCCCGCCGGTTCCCTGCGTATCTACGGGACGGGCGTTTCGGGCGAATCGGCGATAACCGAAGTTATCACGGAACCCACCCAGATGCTGGCAGGTCTCTCAAAGGTCGATGCCAAAAAGATTGAGCATTCAGCCAATCCGGCAGGTCTGCGTGCCCAGGAGGATGGTTTCTTTATTTCCGGCATGTGGGAAACCCACCTTGCCCATATCTTTACCGGCAACCGGGCAACTAACCCCATCCAGATCAACGGTATAAACAACCGGGCCGATTACAACACGCTGTCAAGCGATTATGTCTATGACAACGCGGGCGGCAACGCAAGCGCCACGGCCAATAAGACAAGTATCTATATCGTGCAGTGGGGCGCGAAAAAGGTCAACCTGACCTATCCGCGTAACGATAGCCCCGCCGGCGGCTCAATGCCCATCAAGGTCGAGGATTACAGTAAAGACCTCGAAACAGACCCGAACGCCTCGACAAAGCAGCTTCCGATGTACAGGACGTGGTTTGAGGTCAATAACGGCCTGTTTATCCACGACCCGCGATGCATCAAGCGAATCGTCAATATCTCCACCAGTAATATCGACGGGGTCGATGACTTTTCGTTCGACGAAGAGGTCCTGATCGACGCCTATAACGATATGGAATACGGCGGAGAGGGCGCGGTTATCTACTGCAACCGGACCGTCAAGGCCCAGATAATGAAACGGGCCAATGTCAAGGGCAACGCCTACTACGCCACACAGATGGAAGGCGAAGGGCCGTTCGCAAGGCCGGTGACAAGGTTCTGGGGCATTCCGGTAAGGGAACTATCGACTACGACCATTCCCAATACCGGCGCGCAGATTACATAAACAGCCGTTTAACCACGAAGGACACGAAGAAACACGAAGGAAAAAATTGGAAATTGAAAATTTAAAATAGGAGATTTTACGATGTTCGATATTAACGAATATTTCACACACGATGGAGCCGGCGGACTTAGCCAGAGTTTCGCAGCCGACGTCGCACTTAGTACAAATGTCAAGGACCTTGGAGCCGACGGGATGCAGATAGCGGGCGGGCATAAAAAGCCCTCTGTCTTTATCCACGTAACTACCGCGTTCACAGGCGCGGCAAGCGGCGTGAAAATAACGCTTGAGGACGCCGATAACGCGGCAATATCAAGCAACGCCAGAGTTTTGTGGCGAAGCGGTATTCTCAACGTCTCGCAATTGGCTGCCGGTACGGTTATAGAGATTCCGCTGCCAGCGGTCGTTTACAAGCGGTATCTTGGCGTAAGACTGGCCAAGGTATCAGAGGCCGTCACCGCCGGGATCTGGCAGGTTCGGCTCGGACATGCGCCGGAACGCAATATCGCGGCGACAGATATGGACGACACAGTATAAAAACGGGGGTGAAAACCCCCTTTTTTAAAAAAATCAAAAATCAAAACTCAAAATGTAAAAATGAGGTATAAAAATGAAAAAGATAAAAATTAACTGGTTGCTTGTTGCCGCTTGTCTGCTGCTGGTTTGTGCCAGTGCTTTAGGCGCGGCGACAAGCTTTAACATTGAGAAAAAGCCGACCGCCGACTGGTTTCGAAGCGGAGACGCAAAGGATACCGGCTGGGGCTGGGCAAAGGCGATAGATAGACTTGTTTCCGGCGGTTCCGTGACGGGTACGGGCAGTATATTCTATGTCGATTCGGGCGTTACCAACGCGGGCGACGGGTCAAGCTGGTCAAACGCGGTCGCTACACTCGATGAGGCGATTGATTTGTGCACTGATGATGCCGGAGACGTAATCTATGTCGCGGAGGGACATGCCGAAAATATTTCAGGAGCCGGAACTGTAACTTGCGACAAAAGCGGCGTAACGATTATCGGCTACGGAAGTGGTGATTTGCGGCCAACGTTCACATGGACTGCTGCCGCTGGCACCTGGATAGTTTCCGATAATGCGGTGATGGTCTATAATTGCCGGTTCACCGCCGGAATAAGTGCGGTAGTTACGGGCTTTTCGGTTTCCGCCACTGGCGATGCGTTTACCTTGACCGGATGCGAATTTGTGAATCCGGGGACATCGACCTATGAGTTTATCAATATGATTACTCTTGCGTCCGGCTCGGACTATGTAACCATTGAAGGCAATAAGATGGTTAGTACCGTATCTACTACCGGCTGCGTCAATGCTATTCTGGCATCGGCGGGCGTCGTTAATCGGCTTACGATTGTCAACAACGATATACAGGGTAACTTCATTACAACTGGCGCGATTTATTCAAACCAGATAAACACTAACTGTTTTATTGGATATAATGCTATTCTGCAAACAGCAACCGGAGTTCCAGCTATTAACTTTACCGCAGCCGCAACTGGTTTTTGTGTTAAAAATGTACTGTATTCTGATACATTTGGGACGGCGGGTGTTACTATCCTTGACCCGGGTTCAATGGTATGCGCGGAAAACTACGCCATAAACACTACCGACAAAAGCGCAATCCTTGTTCCGCCGTTGCCCGCTATCAGTACACAGAGCGTAACGGCAGGTTCGGAGGCGGATATTCTCGCCAAACTGTATTACACCGCGGACGGTACAGGCGCATATCCGGCCACAATAGCCACAGATTCAGCTTTGGCTAAAATTATGGTCAAAAGTATTACTCCGGATATTACCGCTTACGACAACGCCACTGATTCCTTAGAGGCGCTATCGGATCAATTATTGAAGATTGACGGAGTAACCCTTGCAACCGCTCCTACTGCCGCATCATTGGCTTCATTTATTGCCTCTGGCGGTGTAGCTCTTGGTACACAACTGGCAACCAGCAAATCTCTCGTTGACGCGCTTGGTTCAAACGGTACTACCGTCGCTGATACCGCGACCGGACTGGCCGGTATTGTTGGCGTTCCTACTGACGCTGATAATGTGGTGGATTCATCGACAATTGTTTCAAATCCAGACGGTTCAGTTCTCGAACGGCAGGAATATCAGCAGAAATGTCAGGAGATAATTCTGGCTGTCTCTGGTAGAAGCGTAGCAGGTTCAGCCATGCCTCTCGCCGTTTGGTATGTTGACGGCAATATAGGTTCTTCCGGAAACGGTAAGAGCCCGGCAGCGGCGTTTAAGACTATCGCCGAGGCGATTACCGCGTGCAGTAATACCGTAGATGACTGGGTATTGATCTATGATTTTAGCGGCGGCGGAGCGACATTAACGATAGACAAGTCGTTTGTCCATCTTATAGGCAACGCGGTAAAAGGTATGCCGTATCCGAGAATTAAACCGGCTTCCGCCGTTGCCGGTATTACATTTACCGATTCCGGCGACAGGGTTGAGATAGCTAATTTGGTTATCGGCGGCGGAGACCAGACTGTAGCCGCCATTGATTTTGTTGACTGTACTACCGGAGCTTACGGTAACTATATCCACGATTGTGTAATCGGACGCGATGCGGATGCCCCGGCTAACGACGGTATTTCAATACCGGCGGGCGCCGACGCGCCGTATTTGGTTGTGGAAAATTGCACATTTTACGGTACTGCGATGAGCGGTTGCGATCAGTCGGGCATTGATATCGCCGGAAACTGTACGGGCGGGTCAATACTGAATAACTACTTTGCCGATATTGGCTCATCTACTAATCCGGCAATTAACCTGTCCGGTACGGTTGGCAATATGCGAATTGAAGGTAATCGCATTGCCGGGACTGATGATACTGCTGCGGGATGGGGGATAACCTTATCCGCTAATTGCACAAACATTTTCGTTGACGATACCCATGCCGCATCTTCTGATGCCGCTGGCGACGCATCAGCTTTTCTTGACAGTGCTGCTGATGAAGCAAACGCTTGGGGTATTAACTACACCGATATCACGGCGGATTTACCATAAATTAACGGGGCGGGAAACCGCCCCTTTTTTAGTATGTAAACCGCGGATTTCGCGGATTACACGGATTGAAAAAACAATCAGCGAAATCTGCGTAATCAGCGGTTAAAAAGGTTTCAGTAAATGGCGATCGATATACAAACCGTAAATCTTGCCCTGTTTATGATAGGGGCGAAAAAGCTTGCCAGTCTTAGTGACGATACCAAGGCGGCAAGGGAAGCTAATACCGTCGGCGACCAGTGCATCAAAGAGGTCTTTGACCTGCCCATCGACTGGCGGTTCGCCGTAGCCCGCGCCGAGCTTGCCAGGCTTGCGGTAACTCCGGCGTTCGGTAAATACGATTACTACTACGGCAAGCCGGAAAACTGCCGCCGGATCATAGCGACCGTCGATGAGGACGAGGATGATATCGAATATGATTTCGACGAGGAAGTCTATATCGATGGGGCGATTCAGACGGATTGTATAGTGTGCAATGAAGAGGAGGTTTTCGTCAAGTATATCGTACTTCGCGATAATCCCGCCGTATGGCCGGCGTATTTTAAGAAGCTGGTCGCTATAAGAATCGCGCAGTATCTATCGGGCCCGATGAATCCGGAGGGCAAGGCCTTTTATAACAAACTGGTATTTTTGTGGGACCAGGCCTACGACGAGGCCAAGAGCGGAAACGCGGCCAGAGGAGCGAGGGTAAACAGCAATAATGAACGAATAGACGACGGCAATACGGATATTGTCAATGCCGCCGACCGCGATATGGAATAAACAGGAAGAACACGAAGAAAAGAAATAAACCGCGGATTACGCGGATTACGCGGATTACACGGATTAAAAGAAGAAAGTAAAGGGTAAATAAAAATGAAAAAGAAAACAGACGAGTTAAACGCTGATTACGCAGATTACAAAAATAAATTTGTGAAAATATGTGGAAACCTGCGGTTTAAATTCTTGTTTCTTGTTTTTTGGCTACTGTTTCCTGCGGCGTTTGCCGTCGGGGCGGACGGCTATCAGCTTGAGACGGTTCAGAAGGGGGCATGGCTGATATCGGAGGCTGATTCGAACGACACGGCTCTTGATGTCAATACGGCAAGCTGGTCGGTGTGCCAGGATTGGCGGCCGGATATACCGGCGTGGGCGAACGGACTAAAAGTGATGTTCTACGCTCAATATGTGGTAGTTGATGAGGTTAATGACCTTAACGAGCCTAATGACAGCACTTTCAGTTATCAGTTTTATGTGGCCGATTACGGCGGAAACGCGCAGATTGTCGCAAGCGGCGACGCTACCGTCGGGGCCATGCAGCTTTCGCACGACCCTGTAACGCTTACCGAATTGAATGACGGCGATGCTGCGTTTCGCTATTGCTGGGTCGATACGCTGGGGGCGATTACAACCGACTGGAAGGGGGGCGTGACAGCTCAAAATGACGCACTGACCAATGATTGCGCGGCCTTTATATTCGACCGGCAATCGGCGAAAAAGGCATGGTGTCGAATTTACAGCAGGTCAAACGCCAACCTGAAGATATATTGCATAGCTTACGGCTATTAAGAAGGACGCAATTATGCGGTATTTTTTAGTATTGCTTTTGTGTTTTACCTGCCTTGCGATAGACGGCGGAAGATATCAAACCGATACGTCGCATTATCTTACCTTTGACGGTTCGACCGGATATGTAACCGTGCCGGATAATGCCGCGTTGGATTTTGGTACGGGCAATTTTAGTATAGCGTTCTGGGCGAAGTGGACTTCGGGGCCTATTTTACGCAGATATACGCAGTATAGTATTTATAAATCAAGTATTTATGCTAATAAACTTGCGTTAAATATCAACGATGGCATCAATTCCGCAACGGTTAATTGCACCGTTACACCTAGTGTGTGGTGCCATGTGGTTTTTACTGCCGACAGGTCTGGTTTCGCCAATGCGTATCTAAATGGAACAATCCAATTGGTCGAAATGTCTCCGATAGATAATGTTACCGGAAGTTTGAGCAGCCCGAGCGAGCCGTTGTTTGTCGGTTACGATGATTCCAGTGTTTTCCTGAACGGCTCACTTGACGACATCCGCATATACAAAAAAGCATTATCGGGGGCGGAGATACTGGCTATTTACAATCAGGGCGTCGGTGCGATTATGGCCGGAACGGAGACTGGGTTAAGCTGGGGGACAAATGCCGATGATGGGTCGGGCGATACGGTTACGGATATTACAGAAACGGTCAATGGCACTATAACCGGCGGCGTTACATGGTCAGAGGGCGGCGTACCTCTAAAAAAAAAATGCGTGGGCGACAGCGATATGAATGGTGATGGAATAGTAGATTTTCTGGATTTTGCGATATTCGCAGCCGACTGGCAGAAAGAAACAAATGATTAACCACGAAGGGCACGAAGTGACACGAAGGGGATTGCTTCGCTGCGCTCGCAATGACAATCAGCGGAATCTGCGTAATCAGCGGTTAAAAATAATTCTCTGTGTTCTCTGTGTTCTCTGTGTCATCTGCGGCTCTTGTCTTGGCGAAGTGACAAGCAGTACGGTCCAGAATTTCACGACAAATATTGACGGCTTCAATTACGAACTGGATTTTATAAAGATGTCCAGTCTTTCGGCTACCGCGCCTGTTGTCTACGACGGGGCGGGAGTATTTTCGCTCGATTACGATATCAACGATTTCTGGCTTAACGGCACGACTTTAGAAATAAACGACGTCAATATCCACCACGGCAGTTTGTACGGGCTGGCCGCCGACGACCACACACAGTATCTATTAGCAGACGGGACAAGGGGATTATCGGGCAACTGGAACGCGGGTGTGTTTGGTATAACAGCCAATTCCTTTACTATAGGGGCCGATACGCTTGCAACGAGCGAATGGGCTTATCTCGATGGGCAGGACCAAGCGGTAAAAAGCACAAGCATCCCGACTTTCGACGGCCTGACGTCTACCGCACCTTTAGTCGATAATTATGATACTGTTAACGGAAGCGACTGGCTGACTTGTAAAGACAATGGGACGACAAGTTTTAGGATACTGCATTATGGAACAACCCACGTTAAGTTATTGGCAACCGACAATTTATATTTTGAATGTGACACCGTCGTGTTTAATCCTGCCAATGGCATATTTTCTGTGCAGGCCGGAACTAATGGAATTTTTGAGAGCTATGGAAGGCCCTGTATTGTAAGAAGCAGAGCTGGAGCGTATGCCCTTATCCTAAAAACAAACGATATTACCGCCATCACAATAGACGGCACTTCTCAAAATGTCGCCGTAAGCAACTATCTTAGGGTCGGTTCTGCCGTTGCCCCTACCGTACCTCTCGACGTTACCGGTGCAATCCTCGGTTCGACTACGATAGAGGCAGGAACAGGCTTTAAGTGCGGCGGAACTGCGGCGGTAGCTGACGGTACTTATAATTTTGATGGTACGGCGGCAGGGACAGTATCAACGATGACTTTCAAGGGTGGTATTTGTACGGGAATAACAACAAGATGAAAATGAGAAATAAGAAATTAGAAATTAAAAGCCTTCGTGGAACTTCGTGTTCTTCGTGGTTAAAATTCTTGTTTCTTGTGTCTTGTGTCTTGTTTCTTGCCGCCCCTGCGGCGGCTTATCGCCAGACGACAAATACGCTAAACGGGGGGGAACTATCGCCACTGCTCGAGGGCAGGAGCGATATTGAAAAGTATTACAGCGGATGCCGGACTCTTGAAAATTTCCTTGTTCTCTCGCACGGAGGCGTAACAAAAAGGCCAGGGACGGCCTATATTGCAACCGCCAAGACTGCGGGCGATACAGTCAGATTGATACCTTTTGAGTATTCGACCGAACAGGCCTATATCCTCGAATTCGGCGATGAGTATATAAGGTTCTATAAAGATAGCGGCCAGATAACATCCGGCGGCAGCGCTTATGAGATAGTTTCACCTTACGATAAAAGCGATCTATTTGAATTGCAGTATATTCAGTCCGCCGATGTGATGTATATAGTCCATCCCGATTATGCTCCGCGTCAGCTTACAAGGACGGGTCACACGGCCTGGACTATATCGGCGGTCGATTTCCAGCGTGGGCCGTTTCTGGCCGAGAATACGACCGATATCACAATAACGCCGTCGGCGACGACCGGCACGATAACACTTACGGCAAGCGATGATATATTCGATGCCAATCACGTCGGGGCGCTGTGGCAGATAAATCATACCATAGGGACTGAAAAGGCACTGCCGTACTGGTCGGGTACCGATACCGGAACGGAGGCCGGCCCGACGGTTCAACTGGGCCGCAGGTGGGAGCTTACCACGCACGGGACATGGAACGGGGTATTGAAGCTGGAAAAAAGTTACGATGGTACAAACTGGACAGATGAATATATAGTATCGAGCGTAAACGACGATAACCGGCAGGCGCCGGGCATAGAGGAAAGAGACGACGCGGTGTACCGGCTGAATATGGAAAGCCACATATCCGGAACGATATACGTGCGGTTTTACGCCTTTAGCCACGAGATACAGGGCGTTGTCCGCATAACGGCCGTCACAAGCGCAACAAGTGCAACGGCGACGGTAGTTAATACCCTTGGTGGTACGACGGCGACGGCCAGATGGGCGGAAGGGGCGTTTAGCGAAGATGAAGGGTATCCGCGGGCTGTAGCGTTCTACGAAGAGCGGCTCGCCTTTGCGGGCACGAGGAACAGCCCGCAGACTATATGGATGAGCCAGACGAACGATTGGCCGAACTTTTACGCAGGCGCCGAGGCCGATCAGGCGATAAGCTACACAATCGCAAGCGATAAGGTGAACGCGATATACTGGATGGCGGCGGCAAATTCGCTGCTATTGGGGACTTCGGGCGGGGAGTGGAAACTAAACGGCGGCAATAACGGAGAGGCTCTTAGCCCGTCGGTTCCGCCGGTATGCCGAAGGCAGTCGAGCTACGGAAGCGAATATCTCCAGCCGCAGCTTACCGAGAACGTCGTTTTGTACGTGCAGAGGCAGAGCAAGAAGATTCGGGAAATGGCCTATTCGTTCGAGCAGGATGGCTACGTCAGTCCTGATATGACCATACTTGCCGACCATATAACAGGCACAGGGATAACGCAGACGGCGTTTTCCAAGACGCCCGACCCGATACTGTGGTGCGTTACGGGCGATGGATACCTGGCCGAGCTTACCTATAACAGGGAACAGAATGTCACCGCGTGGAGCCGGATAGTTACAGATGGCGACATTGAATCGGCTGCGGTAATACCCGGCGATGGCGAAGATGAGGTGTGGGTTTCGGTAAAGAGGACTATCGACGGCACAGATTACCGGTATATTGAGCAGTTCAGTGCGAGAGATTTTGGCTCGGATCAGGCGGACGCGATATTAGTCGATTCAAGCCTGTCTTTCGACGGCGGCGACAGTGTTACGATAACCGGCGTTACAAACGCAAATCCGGCGGTTGTCACGGCGGCAGGTCACGGCTTCGCCGATGGCGAGCAGATTCGGTTTTCAAGCGTCGGCGGAATGACGCAGTTAAATAATAAGGTCTTTACCGTCGATTCGCCGGGGTTAAATAGTTTCACCCTGTACGATAAGACAAACGCAGTCGCGATAAATTCCAGTGCGTTTTCTACATATACAAGCGGTGGATCGTGCGAGCAGGTAGAGAATACATTTACGACGCTTAGCCATTTAGAGGGCCAAACGGTTCAGGTCGCAGCAGACGGGGGCTATTACGGCACAGAGACGGTTAGTTCCGGTACCGTGACACTTGCCGATTTTTACAATAAGGTTCATATCGGACTTGGCTACACGGCCAAATTACTGCCGCAGCGGCTTGAAGTGCCGGGCGGGAATCTTACGGGCAGGGAAAAGAGGATAACGAAACTTACAATGCGGTTTAATAAGAGCCTTAGCTGTCGGGCGGGGGTAAGCTGGACGGAATACGACAATATAGTGTTTCGCGATGCCGACGATCTGCTGGAGGCGGCAAGCCCGTTATACAGCGGCGATAAGGAAATAGACTTTGACGGAGACTGGGACACGCAGGGCGATATCTATATCTTAAACGAGCTGCCCGTGCCGTGTACGATACTATCGATTACGACGGAGTTTGATTTATGAGAACAGCCAATAGAAACGCAGATTACGCTGATTTATTAACCCAAGCCGCCGCGGCGCATGAGCGGAGTATGTTATGATTGATTTTACGCAGTTTGATAGCGATGAAAAAATAGTAAAGGCGATAAGCAGCCATAACGGTCAGCTTCGCAATATCCGAAAGTTCTACGAGGGACTTTGGGATGTCGAGGCTAAGTTATTTTTGCCCAGAAGATACGACCTTTTGCGGCAGGCGATGAAGGGTCAAAAATACGGGGCAAAGGTCTATGACGGGCATCCGGCCAACGCGGTCAATAAATTCGTTCTTGGGCTGCAAGGAAACATGATAAGCCGGTCGGTGCCGTGGCTGCAATTTACGACAAGTAACCAGAGATTGTTAAATAACGACGAGGTCAAAAAGTATTTACAGGAATCGACAGAGCAGGTTCTATGGTCGTTTAATCGCAGTAATTTCTACGGTTCCAGCGTATGGCAGGGTAAAGACGCCTGCACTTTCGGAACGGGGGCGATGGTACCGGAAATTGATATGGCAAAAGGCAGGATTGTATATCATACCGTCCATCCCGGCGAAAGCTGGATAGCAGATGATCAGTACGGAAGCGGGGCGGTCTATCAGAGAGAATTCAAGATGGCGGCGATTACGCTATTGGAAAAGTTCGGAGCCGATAAGCTGCCAAGCCAGGTATTGAGGGACGCGCAGGGCAAGGGGCAGGGTCAGCCCTTTACCGAATATAAATGCCTGCTGGCGATCTATAAGAATGTAAAGCCCAATCCGGATAGTCTCCTGCCGGAGGATAAGCCGTATAAGGTATTTTATATCCTTGAAAGCGGGGCGCATTCCAAGAAGGATTCGCTTTTACAGAAAAGCGGTATGGACTGGTTTCCTCTTCTTTGGCGGCAGGGCAGGGAAGATGGGCTTGCCTACGGGACAAGTATCGCAGCCGACGCCCTTACCGAGGGATTGCAGGTAAACCAGATAGGTAAAAAGCAGCTTGAGCTATTAGCCATAGCGATAGAGGGCAGATGGCTCATTCACGAGAACCTGCGGAATAAGTTCAAGACTAATCCAGGCGGCAGGACGTATTTTGCAAAAACCGATGAGGATGTAAGACCCCTATCAGATAAGGCGCAGAACTGGCCCTTGGCCGATGACTACGCGGAGAGGATTCATAGTTCCATAGATGATAAGTTCTTTATCAGGTTCTTTGAGCTGCTTAGCAGCGGGGAATTTAAGAATATTACCGCATACCAGGCAAGCCAGATGCTCGGTGAAAAGGCAAGCCTTATGTCGGCGATCGTGGGCGAATACGAAGAACATGTTTTAGAGCCGGCGGTCGATATCCAGTTCGCGTTCGAGCAGATGGCAGGCAGAATGCCCCAGCCTCCGGATATACTGCTCGAAGAGGGCGGCAAGGTGGATATCAGCTATATCGGGCCGTTGGCGCAGATGCAGCGGGCGGTCATGCAGAGCAAAGGGATTGTCAACGCACTGCCGTTAATGCAGGCGATCGGTGCGATTTGGCCGCAGGCGCTTGTAAAGATAAACGAGATGGAACTTATCGAGGACGCCGGTATCAGCCAGGGTATGAAACAGACGTACTTCAAATCGGATGAAGAGGTTAAGGCGATACTCGAACAGCAGGCAGCGCGTCAGGAGGCGATGGAGAACGCCGAAATGGCGGGAAATATGGCAAAGGCGGCAGGGCCGATGGGTAAACAGATCGAGGCGGGCAGTCCGCTTGATGCGATGATGGGATGAAAAAATATTTAACCACAAAAAACACGAAGAAAAAGAAATTAACCGCGGATTTCGCGGATTACACGGATTAAGAAAATGAAAAAAAACAAAAAAATCAGCGGAATCTGCGTAATCAGCGGTTAAGAAACGGATTTTAAAAAGGTTTTATATGCGAATAACTGAAAACTTAAAATGGCTCTTGAAAAGAAAGCGGTATGGAAAGTTTGGCGGCGGCGATGTGCCCAAGGTGTCGCCTGCGGCTATTACGCCCACGGCGGGCGATAAAAGCGTTACAGCGGCCAAGGATAACCTGCGTGAGAAACTTCGACGCCAGCAGGGCAGGGCGGCTACGCAGCTTACTACGCCGGGGATGCTGAAACCGCCTGATTTGAGTAAGCCGTATCTGAAGGATTCATTGGGATAAAATAAAAAATCAAAAAGCAAAATGAAAAAATACAGATTAAATATCAAAAAGTTAAAAGCCGCCGCGGCGTTTGAGCGGGGATAGCAATGTTAAAGTTTAGAGAATTTACAGCCAAGGATGCAGAGCTGATCGCGGCAAACGCGGTCGATAGCGAGCTGCGCGGTAAAAGCGGCGAATGGGTCAAATACTGGTCTTTAGTTTGTGAAAATAAAGGGTTCGGATATACGGCGTTTTTAACCACGAAAAACACGGAAGAAAATAAAACAGCCGGGTTAAACGCTGATTCCGCAGATTACGCTGATGGAAAATCAGAGGCGGGAGATATTATCGGGGCGGCGGGGGTGACTTTTTCGGCCAATAGCTGCGGGACGGTGTGGGCGATATTTACGCAGCAGGTCCGCCGATACAGCAAAGAGACTCTGCGGAGTATGAGGACTGTTCTTTATGATTTTATTGTGCCGGAATGCGGACTAAAAAAACTGCGGGCATTGTCGAGAGTTAATTTCACGGCGTCGCAGAGATTGCTGGAGGCGATGGGGTTTGTTAAAAAGGGAAAAAGAGGCGATTATTATCTATATATAAAACAGTTTAACCACGAAGGACACGAAGATGCACGAAGATAAGTGGTTGCGTGATTTTGTAAGGCAGGCGGGCAGGTACGTTCCCGATGATGTCGAATTGATAGAGCGTGGCGGAAGAATTTTCTTCGCGCATGCAAGGTTTCGGTTCGACCTTCTAACATTGGGAGTAATGGCGGCGGGCACGACGATGAACGCGATGGCGGCAAGGCAGCAGGGTAAGGCGAGTGCTGCGATAAATAAATATAACGCGGCGGTCGATGAGAAGGCGGCCGGCCAGATAGAAAAGGCGGGACTTGCCGAGCAGGCCGAGCGGAAGGACAGGACAAGGCAACTATTAGCGGCCAATAGGGTCGCTTACGGCAAGAGCGGCGTTGGTATGGCGGGTAGTCCCTTATTAAATGACCTTGACGTTTTGGAAAAAGGAGTGCTCGATAGCGAGATGACCGGCTACAACGCAAGGACTTCGGCTGACCAGAAGAGAAGCGAGGCGGTAGCCTCGAGGCTTGCGGCAAATTCGGCCCGAAGGGCGGGCAGGCTGGGGATAGGGCAGGCGCTGTTCGGCGGTGCGACGGACGCTTTGATACTGAATAGCAGGAAAAAAGAATATGCTTAACCACGAAGGACACGAAGAGACACGAAGGAAACAGCCAATTTTAACGCTGATTACGCAGATTACGCTGATGAAAAAAAGTTTAGGGTTTAGGGTTTAGAAATTAGAGATTAAAGAAAATGCCGATAGCAAAAGGACAAAGACAGGTTTTACCGACGGGCGAAGTTGGAGAGGTTAAGATAAATCCCGGCCTGTACAATAACGAGGCGGGCGCGTTATCGGGGCTTGCCGGAAGCGTATCGAGACTGGGCATAGCCAATTTCGAGGAAGGGCAGAGGATAAACAGTATTCAGGCGACAAAAGAAACCACGGACGGGATACTGGCCTATGAGACCGATTTTCGCGATAAGATAGTCGAGCTTAATAAGGATCCCGATTACGCGGGGCGCGGCAAGAAGTTTGACGACTGGCATAAAAAGACCACGACCGAGATTATGGCGGATAAAAAGAATCCAAGGGCAATAAAAGACCTCCAGATCGAATTCAAAAGATTGCAGAACAGTCACGGTATGCAGATAGAGTTTGCGGCGGATCGAAGTATCATTCAGGACGAGAGGGCGGCCATTCCGGCGAAGACGTCGATATTTGCCGATAACTTTGTCGCGGCGAACAGCGAACAGGAAAAAAAGATTCAACTGAACAGGGCCGTTGCCTACCTTAAGCAACTGCATATTGACGGGGTACTTAGTAAAAACGAGTTAGAGACGCAGATGCTTAACCTCGACAACACGTTTGTTAAGGCGATCCAAAATAAGCTAAAAACCAGTATCGAGGTCGACGCGTTCGCTATCGCGGCAAAGGATGGTTACCCGGCGGCGGAAAAGATGCTGCGTGACCCTGTGGTCAGGGAAAATCTTATAGCGGGAGGTATGAAGCGGGAGGACGCGGCTGCCCTTTTGAGGGATATCGAGGATAACGTAAAGGACGCCAGGGCGGGCGAACAGGAGGCATTGAGACAAAACCGCCAGGCGCTTGGCAATGAGGTCTTTAAGGCCATTACAGAGAAGCGGTACGCCGACGCGAGGACGCTTATAAATAGCGGCAAAGACGGGGTCGCGTTTGAGGCTACAGGGGAAAATTCAAAGACGAGCTGGACGTCGCTATTGGATGGGGCCAAGACAAAAGGCGGCGAAACAGAGCTTAACGAAAAGACCTGGGATGTTTACTGGAATACACTCAAAAAGGTCACAAACAACCCAGATTCGATTAAAGAGGGCGAACTGGAGGCGATGGTAGGTAAAGGTATAAGTATCGGCGATTACAAGGAATTTCAAGGCATTTTAGGCAAGAATAAAGAATCCGATATCCTCAAAAACGAGGGTGTCGTCAACGGGCTAAAGACCATTTACGGGCTGCGAAGCGCCGGTTCGTTTGTCGGATTGAAGCCCTCTGATATGGAGACGGTCGATAAACTGGCCAACGAAAAGGCGTGGCGGACTGTCACACAGGAGTTTACTCGCTGGGCAGAGGCTAACGCCGATAAGGTGAACGACCCGGTATGGGACGAAATGGTATCGGAAAAAATCCAGAAATTAACACAGCCGTTCGAGCAGAAGGCGCAGCTTAGCAGCTTTGTCAGTTTCTTTCGTCCGGGCGGCAGGGATAAGGCAAAGCTTGAAAAGCTGCGAAACGAGCAGTTGGCCGAGGCGGTCGGCGATACCGGCGGCGGCGTAAAGACGGTTGATAGCGAGGCGGTCAGTAAATATTACGACCTTGCCAATGGCGATGAAGCGGAGGTAAAGCGACTGATGAAAAAGGATGGATACACGATAGAGGATTAACCACGAAGGACACGAAGAAAGCACGAAGAAATTAAAAAATGGCAGATTTTGCAACAACATTCGCGGCGGTCGATAAGCAGAAAAAGGACAGGTTCGCACAGACTTTTAGAGAGGTCGAACAGGCCAAAGAAAACGAGGCATGGAATACGCTTGCCGCGGAGGGGGCTGTTTACGAGCCGTTCTTTGAGAAAATTGAGCAGGCCGAACTTGCCGAGCGGGAACTGTTTAGCAAAGAGCAACTTGATTACAGTAAGAGACTGGGCGGGAAAGTGCCCAATATGGCGTTATACGACGAGGCACTTAACTACGCCGACGATAAGACCATCAGTAAAATGGACGACAGCCAAAGGTGGGAACTGGTCAAAGAGAACAGGGCAAAAAGAGCCGAAATGGGTTATAAGTTTCTGCCGGTAGATAAGAAAAAACTTATGACGGGAGGCTATTCGGCGGACGGAAAGCCGGTTTTTAACGGGCCGACTATCAGGGCGGCCAACGCGACGTATTTAGCGGGCGCTACGGGGATGGAGGTCGAAAGTGCGGCGGTTCTCTACGATTCGCTGGTGACGGGGCTTTGGGGCGATAAAGAACCGAACGACATCAAGCCGTTGGGTAAATTGATTCGAAAATGGTATTCGGATAAAAGGCTTATAGAAAGCGGGATATATCCCGAGATTTACAGGGCTGCGCAGAGGTACGCGGCGGGCGATAATACGGTTGACTGGGATATTGTAAGGGGCAATCTTTCGAGGGAAAAAGAGGAACTGTTCAATTCCTATATCAGCCAGATGGGCAGGCCAAAACAACGGGGCGTTTTCGGCAAGACAGCGGAGGTCTTAAAACGAAGTATCGGCAGATCGGCGCAGAATATAACGGATTTTAGAACCTTGGTTGTGCCGGAAAAAACATTAAGCCAGCCAATTGAGCAGATGAAGGCCTTTAGCGAATTTAAGGCAAGGGAGGGCAGAGAGCCGACGGCGGAAGAATCTTTGCTGATTATGCAGGAAGCGACAAGCCGAATGAAAGAGCGGGTAATAGGCCGCAAAAAGAGTAAAGAGGCACTTGAAGCGGGCGATCCGGTTAAAGGGGAAAGCATACCCGGCAAACTGTTCTACGGCACACTTTCAATTGCGCCAGATGTACTGGCAAGCGCAGGACTGACGATAGCGGCAAAAAGCCCCGTAGCGAGCTTTCAATACTGGTATATGCTGACGGCGACGGATATCTATACCGATATGGCCGATCTGGGATTCGAGGACGAGGCGGCCACGAATACAGCGAAAATCCTTGCCCTGCCGGTCGCGGCGGTAGAGTTCCTGCAGGCGGGCCAGTGGACGAAAGGATTGACCGGTGCGGCCAGGAAAAAAGCGGTCGCAAAGGCGCAGCAGGGTTTGACAAATTATCTGGCCGGTAAGCTCAAAGGTGGGCTGGTCAATTTCGGCAAAGAATACGGCCAAGAGATTCAGCAAAGCGGCCTGAAGGTCGCGGGCATGGCGTTTGCCTCATCGCTTACAGAGGATGCGCCGGATGTGAACTGGTGGGACGATGTGATAAGCCCGGAGATTGGCGGACTGGGCGAGGCGCTTTGGAGTTTTCCGGGGCTTACCGTTGGGTTTGGGGCAGCCGAGATTGGCAGCGAAGCGAAGATGGTACGCAGGATTATGAAAGATCATCCCGGCATCGATGCGGCCACGGCTCGCGCGGCGGTCTATAACGCCAAAAGTGGGGCGTTCGATGACGCGATAGAGGCAGGACTGGAAGCGAAACAATTGATTCCGTTTACGGTCGAGGAACTAAATAGCCGGGTCGAAGAGACAAAGGCAAAATTAACTGACCTATCAGCGATGGAGGGCGGGCAAAATAGCGAACTTCTTGAATATACCCAGCGCAGGCTTGCGATACTGAAGGATGGCGGGGACAGGGGCGAACTTGCCGCATCGGCCAGCCGTTACGGGATTGACGAGGATTTCGACGAGGAAACAGCCGAACAGCCATTCACCACAGAAGGCACAGAAGAAATAAAAGGCACAGAAGGGAAAATGGGGGCGGAATACAGGGATGCGGTGGTTGGGGCGGTGCGGGGGATTTTAGAGGCGAATGGGATTGCGGCACAAATCAGGGCGGTCGAAAATATAGAACTGCCCGAAGGTGCGGAAGGTCAGCAGGCGGCGGCGCAGCAGGCAAGGGGGGCGTTCTATTTCGATGGGGACGGGGCCAAGGTAATACAGCTTGCGTTTGCGTATAACGAAAATCGCAGGCCGGCGGATATCACAACGGCGGGTCATGAATCGTATCACGCGCTGGCGGAGCTATTGACCGATGAGGAACGGGCGGCGGTCG